TCCAGAACGCGATCGACTCCTACGGGCGCGCGAGCGACAAGGCCGAGGCCAAGGCGCACATCACCCGCCAGGCGAGGCGGCTCGGCGCCACCGACATGCTGCCCGAAGGCTGGTCGAGCGGCTCGGGATCCGAAGCCGAGAAGAGCGAGCACGAGATCGTCGTCCCGCTCTGGAAGGACGAGGAGAAGCGCCTCGTCTACGGCGTCGCGATGCAGCCCGTCGTCAAGGACTCCGCCGGCGACTGGCAGTCGGCCGAGGACATCGAAAAGGCCGCCCACCGTTGGATGGCCGAGTACCGCAAGCACGACGTGCAGCACGACGAACAGCAGGCGAAGGTCGTGCCCGTCGAGAGCTTCATCGCCCCGATCGACATGGAGTACGCGGGCAAGCCCGTGCTCAAGGGCTCGTGGGTCGTCGGCGCCCGGGTCGACGACGACGAGACCTGGGACCGCGTCCGCAAGGGCGAACTGACCGGATGGTCCATCGGCGGCACGGCTGTCCGCGAGGACGACTGACCGAACTTTCCCGCGCCCCGGCGCATCCAACCCGCTGACGCGGCCCGTCGGGCCGAGGAGGCCACATGCCGCAACTCACCAACCTCGACGTCGAGTTCGTCTCGCTGGTCGACCGCGCCGCGGTCCGCGACCCCGTCGAGCAGTCAGAGCCGATGCGCTTCCTCGTCTGGAAGCGGGAGGCGCATACCGACCCGTCCCAAGGAGGACACCACATGTCCAAGCTGACCAAGGAGATCGTCGACTCGCTCGGCGACCCGATCGCCAAGGAGTCCGACCTCACGACGCTGGTCGAGAAGGCCGAGGACTCCGACCAGGCCACGCTCGCGCTCCAGGGCGCCGCCCGCCTGCTCGCCGCCCACAAGGGCGACCTCGACGCCGAGGCCGTCGCGAAGTTCGCCGAGCTGACCGGGCTGGAGCTGCCGGAGGCCGGCCCGGGCCTGCAGCCGAAGACCGCCGCCGAGGTGGTCGACGCGCTGAAGTCCGCAGACGTCGACGCCGCCGTCGTCACCGAGGTCGAGTCCGCCATCGCCAAGGCCGCCGAGGACGCGAAGCTCGCGAAGGCCGACCCGGAGACCCGCGCCGCGATCAAGAAAGCCGAAGACCGCGCCGAGGCCGCCGAGAAGGTCGCCAAGGCGGAGCGCGACACGCGCCTGACCAACGAGTTCATCGCCAAGGCCGAGAACGAGCTCGGTCACATGTCGGTGAAGCCCGAGGACTTCGGCCCGGTGCTGAAGGCCGCCAGCGAGAAGCTCTCGAAGGAGGAGTTCGAGGCCATCGAGACCGCGCTGAAGGCCGCCGACGCGCAGATCGAGAAGGGCGCCCTGTTCGCCGAGGCCGGTGCCGTCGGTCCGGTCGCCGCCGCCGACGCCTTCGGCGAACTCCAGCAGAAGGCCGCCGAGATCAAGAAGGCCGACTCCAAGCTCTCGGATGCCGAGGCGCTCGACAAGGCCATGAAGGACAACCCCGACCTCGAAGCGGCCTACCTCGCCGAGGCCCGCGGTTAAGCGCCGCGACGAAAGGAGACCACTCTCATGGCCACCCAGAACATCGATCCGCATAACCTCCTCGCCGCCCCTGCCGGCGCCGATCTCTCCTCGAAGCAGTTCACGCTCGTCAAGCTGAACGCTTCCGGGGAACTGGTCTCGGCCGCCGCCGGTGACACCGCGTTCGTCCTCCAGGACAACCCGAAATCGGGCGCGGTCGGCACCTACGCCATCGGGGGTCGCGTCAAGGCGACCGCCGGAGGAAACATCAGCCCGGGCGAACTGCTCTCCAGCGACGCCTCGGGTCACGTCGTCAAAGCGACGGCAACGGTGATCGCCGAACAGAAAGTCACCACCCAGGGCACGAAGGTCATCGGCTACGCGCTCGAGAGCGCGGTGTCCGGCGACCTCGTCTCGTTCATCGCCACCCCCACGGCCGGACGCGCGTAAGCGGCCTGAGCCAGCAGAAAGGAAGCAATCACCATGGCTTCAGCCGTCGTCCCCATCCGGAAAGATCAGCCCACGCCCGGCGACCTCCACGTCGACCAGTACCTGACGAATCTCTCCGTCGGGTGGTCGCAGGACGCCTCCCGCTTCATGGCGGGACAGGTCTTCCCGGTCGTCCCCGTCCAGAAGCAGTCCGACAAATACGCGCTCTGGGAGAAGGGCTTCTTCTACCGTGACGAGGTCGCGCCGCGGCCTCTCGGCGGTCGCCCGAACCAGGCCGGTGCCGAGGTCAGCTCCGACACCTACCTCTGCACGGAGGAAGGTCTGGAGTACTCGATCGACGACCGTACCCGCGCGAACGCCGACCAGCCGCTCGACCCCGATCGCGCCGGGTCGCTGCTGCTGACCACCCAGACGATGATCCATCGCGACCGGCAATGGGCGTCGAGCTACTTCAAGGAAGGAGTCTGGGGCACCGACCTCAAAGGCAAATCGGCCTCGCCGGGTGCAGGTGAATTCCTCCAGTTCGATCAGGCCGGATCGGAACCGATCGAACTGTTCGACCAGCAGCGCGACGAGGTCGCCGGGGTCACCGGCTACGAACCGTCGACGCTGATCCTCGGTCGTGACGTCTACCGGACGGTCAAGAACCACCCGGCCGTGATCGAAAGGATCAAATACACCCAGCGCGGCATCGTGACCGCCGAGATCCTCGCCGAGCTGTTCGACGTGGACCGGGTGCTCGTG